TATAACAAATACACCTCCCGCATATCCAAACTTCCCAATGTGTATGGGTTGGGTTGTTGTATCTGGTGATTCCGATAATGGTATCCTCATGGTCAACCGAGAGAATCACTCGGTCAACTCGTTCCGTGTAACACAGGGTGTACATATTGGTCAGAACCTACAGGTGGATGGTAACTTAACCATTCTAGGTAGTCAGACCACAGTGGGTACATCTAATGTGACTCAGGGTGCTCCATTCTATCGTCTCAATGAGGGTGATGCGATTGGTGAAGCAGGAACTACCTTTGTTGGTGGTGGTCTTGATGATGCATTCTTCTCTGGTCACTTTACAGGAACTTCTGCACAAACCTACTATGTCAAGATTGATGGTGTAGGAACTGGTGCGGGTGGCAAGGATACATTTGCGGTTGCACTAGGAACAGACAGTGCGTTCACATCTCCACTACTTACCAAACAGGTAATGACTGGTGAGAAACAACTTATTCACTCAACCGATAACATCTCGGTAGAGTTTGGTGCGACTACTGGTCACGATTCTGGAGACAGATGGTCTGGTACTGCCTCACCTGTTAATGTTGATACTGGTTTCTTCACGAACCGAAACACTGGTACAAGTGGTGTCGGATATACTCACATGGGTATATTCTTTGATGTCACAGACGAGAAGTGGAAACTGGTTGACGAGTATGACTCAACCCCGACAGGAACAATTAACAATGCAGATGCTTCGTTCAGTCTTGCGACTTTGGTTGCAGGAACCTTTGAAGGTAATCTGATTGGTGCGGTAACAGGTAATGCCTCGACTGCATCTGCCCTTGCAACTGGACAGAACTTCTCTATATCTGGTGATGTGACTGCGTCCAATGTATCCTTTGATGGTACTGGTGCAGTAACACTTAATGCCGCAATCACTGCGGATACAATCATTAACGCAGACATCAAGTCAGATGCCGCAATTGCAGATACCAAACTCGCAACGATTAGTACTGCGGGTAAGGTAAACAACTCTGCGACTACTGCGACAAATGCGAACACTGGTTCTACGATTGTCGCACGAGATGCGTCAGGTAACTTCTCGGCTGGGATATTCACTGGTGAAGTCAATCGTGATGCACAAACTACAGTAACCGCAGGGACATATGGTTCTGCTACTGCAATACCTGTACTGACAATTGATGCGAATGGTTTCGTTGATAGTGCGGGGACAATCGGTGTATCAGGTATTACTGGTGTAGACTTTGATAGTTCAAACGGAACACTTACTATCGCAACAAGTGGAGATGACTTCACTGATGTGATTACTCTTGATCCATTTACTACTGCGAACTTGAGTGAGAACACCAACCTCTACTATACAGATGCAAGAGCAAGAGCATCTATCAGTGGTAACAAGGGACTTGCATATAATAGTAGCACTGGTGTAATGGACTTAGATTCGGCAAATGTCCGAGGAATGTTTAGTGCAAGTGGCGACATTTCATACAACTCAGGAACAGGTGCATTCTCATACTCGAAACAGACTTCTGCACAACTTTTGACTTCAATCAAGACTGTGGATGGTGCTTCAAGTGGATTGGATGCTGACTTACTTGATGGTCAGGAAGGTACACACTACAGAATTAATGTATATAACAATGCAGGTACGTTGTTAAACTAAGGATAAATAGATAGTATGTCATATAGTAGATTACAAAGTAGAACAGATTTCATAGATTATTGTCTGCGTAGACTAGGCGCACCTGTAATTGAAATCAATGTCGATGATGAACAAATTGAGGATCGTATAAACGATGCGATACAATTGTTTACCGAATATGATGCACAAGGTAGTACCAGAGTTTACGCTGGACTGACCATAACCCAAGACATCATTGATCGTGGATTTATTGATTTTGATTTGGATACAAGTGTAGTTCAATCGGTAGCAAATGACATATTGAGTGTTGTTCGTGTTCTTCCCATCAATGATTCAGCATCTAGTGTAAACTTCATGGATGTGAAGTATCAGATGCGTCTCAATGATTTGTGGGACTTGCAATTGGGTACAGGTGGTATCGCATACTACGAACAGATGCAACAATACCTGTCAACCATTGACATGAAACTAAATGGACATCCACAGATTCAGTTCACACGGGCGGGTAATACTCTTAATATTTGGGGTGATATTGCGGGAACACAGGGTGATATGCAAGTCGGTCAAAAAATTATGATCGAATTATTTCTTGCTACCAACCCTAACAACAATGGTAAAATATACGATAACATCTTCCTCAAAGAATATGCGACTGCCTTGATCAAAGAACAGTGGGGTCAGAACCTCATCAAGTTTGAGGGGATGACATTGCCGGGCGGTGTACAGTTAAATGGCAGACAGATTTACGAAGATGCCAAACAAGAAATAGAGACAATTAGACAAAGAATATATAATGAGTATGACACTCCACCAGACTTCTTTGTAGGATAACATAATGGCAACGAACCCGTATTTTAAACAGGGTGTTCGTTCTGAACAGACCGTCTATGAGGACATCATCATTGAAGCCCTCCAGATGTATGGACAGGATGTATATTACCTCCCACGAGAAATCGTCAACAAGGACTCGATCTTTCTTGATGATGTTCCGTCAAACTTTGGTTCTGCCTATAAAGTAGAAATGTATATCGAAAACACCGAAGCATTTGACGGTGAGGGTGACCTGTTCACTAAGTTTGGTATTGAACTAAGAGACCAAGCAAACTTTGTTGTTTCCAGAAAAAGATGGAAGCAACTTGTCGGTTCTCGTCTCGCAGAGAATAACTTCCGACCAAGGGAAGGTGACCTAATTTATCTCACTCTATCCGATTCTATATTCGAGATTCGTAAGGTAGAGACCGAGACTCCGTTCTATCAGATGAGCAACTTACCCACATTCAGAATGACTTGTGAGTTGTTCGAGTACAATGATGAGAACTTTGATACGGACATTGCAGAGATCGATGAAGTAGAGTTTGAGGGTGCATATCAGTACGCATTGACTATGGACTCAGACTCTCTTGGATTCATTGCTGGAGAGACTGTAATTCAAGGGTTCACTGGATATGATATGAAGGGTGAGGTTACTGAGTATAACAAGGATACCAATATACTAAGAGTTGCACACGCTGGAGCAACCGATGGTAAGTTCCACACCTTCACCACAACCGCACAGGTTTCTGGACAAACATCTCTCGCAGTCGCAACACCGACACTGGTAGCAGAATTGCAAGAGATTCAACAGGATGCACAGAACAAAATATTCAATGACTTTGAAGCAGACTTCCTTGACTTCTCAGAGTCTAATCCGTTTGGGGACTTATAATGTTTGGAACATGGTTTTATCATAAACGAGTAAGGACTGCGGTATCTGTATTTGGGTCGATGTTCAACAACCTTCATGTACTCAGACACAATAATGCAGGGGAGACTATCTCTCAGGTCAAAGTGCCTCTGTCCTACGCACCCAAGAGAAACTTTATATCTCGACTAGATGAGATGTCTAAGGGTGAGGACGCAGAACGCAGGGTAGCAATCAAGTTGCCTCGTATGTCGTTCGAGATCACCAATATGGCATATGACCCAACTCGACAGTTACCCAAGGTCAATAATATTGCCAAAGCGAGTAATGAGATAACCACAAAACAGAAGATTTATACATCTACTCCGTACACAATCTCGTTTCAGTTGAACATCTATGCGAAGTCACAGGATGACGCACTACAGATCGTAGAACAGATACTTCCGTACTTTGCACCACAGTACACTGCGACAATCAAACCTTTCGCAGACATACCTAGTCTGACCGAAGATGTTCCGATCTCTTTATCAGGGGTTCAGTTCTCGGATGACTACGAAGGTGCTATTGAACAACGAAGAACGATTATATATACATTAGACTTTGAAATGAAGATCGCACTGTATGGGCCTGAGGGAACTGGTTCTATCATTCGTGATGTTCGTAACAACTTCTTCTTACAAGAGACAGGACTTCTGGACAGTGATCTTTATGTCAAGACACAGAAGATTA